CATTCAAATTCTTGTCCTACATAATCAAGATAATCATATAGGATGGGAGGGTTCGTCAGGTGGGTGTGAGCCAATTTATCCAAAATCACACTCCAATGTTCAAAAACATCACGACCATGCATAGCGAGTTCACGATATGCATGTTCTATGTTGATGGCACACCGAGCATTGTGATCTAGATCTCCTCTGACCCACATAGTCATTTCAAGTATCGTGTCAAGGTCCAAGGGAGCAACATGGCGACATAAGTCTGTATCGTACCTAAACTTTCTCTTTAAGAAACTGATTTCAGAAAGAGAACGGAAAGGCACAATATTACCAGTCTTATCTTCGTCAGTGTACTCCATTCCAATATCAGCGTAACCACGGGTAATGGTTACTTGGTTAAATATAGGGGCTATGAAATCGGACATGTTGATGATATTATCATCACCATATGCGACCATATACACATGATCAAAGAAATAGGAGGGAGAATAGTCAGTAGTTTTACAGAAAACGTACATCATACTCAAAACATTGTAAAGGGTATTAATAACAGCAGTACCAGGATTTCCAGATGTTAAGGAATGATTCCAACCGTAAATATTATTACCATGTAAGTGAATGGAATTCACTATCTCACAGAAAATAACTTTACGTATCTTTCGATTTAAATCATTATCTGGGTCTTCAGGGTCGTCTTCAACATCACAAATGATGTCACAACAAGCCCAGAGGATTTCAGCAAGCTCAGTACCATCAAAGTTACGAAAATCGCCAGCAGCAACTTTGCTACCTTTGGATCGCAACTTCTTAGTAAGAACTTCCCAATCCACACCAGTTGCATTAATACCAACTCCACAAAAGTTATGAATACGATTTCGCATCATATGTGCAAAGAAAGGCAGATAGTATTGCCTCATGAAAATGACAAAATCCATAGGACCAGCTGAGAAAACCCGCGTTTTTCCAGCCTTGACTTTCTCTATAGGACGAAGTTCATCCTTAAGAGTGTCAGCCCAAATGGTTTCCATTCTTTCACCTTTACACGCAAGTTCGTATCGTTTTTGTAAAGCTTTTATTAAGTCGGGATGATCTAAAATATAATCTTCACCATCTCCTAGCCATTTCCGCTTGCCAGCTGTTCCACCAGCTTGGAAACACCAAGGAATACCAGGTGAAGATCGTCTCTTAACAGGGGTTATGAAATCGTCTCCGGGTAAGC